TCATTGGTCTGTCTTTTTAGAAGCCAAGACCCTAAGTAACTCATTACGATCAAGTACTTGACCTTCTCCCAATGGGGTAGCTTCAACTTCTTCATTTTTACTAGCCATTTTTTGATCTAGTGTAGCTTTTCTAAGTTGCAGTTCTACCATTTTTAGCTTTTTATTAAGTTTTGCCGTTTTTGCTGTTATTGCGTGACCTAGCATTGAGCTTGCGCTATTGAATATTTCACTAGCAAATCGACTATCAACTTGCATACCTAATTCCATAAGGTCTTTGTAACTGTTTGTTGCCATGCTAGCAAGTTCATCCATTTCAGAATCACTTGATTCTAAACCCCTAACCTGAGGTAGTGCATTTTCTATTTTTTCTAGACTTGATAATGCATCTGTTGTTATCAACTCAGCATTTTCTGGTATAGGCTTAGATAGATTAGCAATTTCTTCTGTTGGCAATTCGAACAATTCTTCAAGTTTTTTGGTCATAAAATATTTAGTTACTTACGCCCGTTATGAAACAAATCATCTTCGGTAATTACCCTAAAAGTATACCCTTGTTGTTTACAATAAGCCATTGCGGCTTGCCATTTAGCATGGTTAAGTGCCACTACAGCCCTATCTTTGGCGCTTGCAGTTTTACTTTCAATTAATGATTGTTTTTTTGGTTTTATTTCTACAACCTCAGCCATTTGCGCCCCATGCTTGTTTTGATATACTACAAAAAAGTCAGGAACATATTGTGTTGGTTTTCCTGTAAAAGGGTTACGATATGGTATTCTTATCGCTTCACTGGCCCAGTACAATACATTCTTGTTATTGTCACAGAATTGCATAAAAGTAAATTCCCAACCAGAGCGATATCTAGGTTTGTGCTTACCGATATACTTTTCAGTATTCTTTACTTCATATATTCCTTGGGCCCAGTTTGCCATTTATAATACCACATTTCTAGCAACGGGTTGATTTGGCTTGGGGATAGCACCAAATCCATATAATGCTGTCTTAGATTTAAAACTGTTTAGATAGTAACCTAAAACTGTGTTTACTTCTAGTGTAGTTTTTCCTCTTATGTAGTCTAAAAGGTCCATTATTGGAATTTGTGTTTCTTGTGCGATTCTAAACAAATACACAGTGAAATTTTCTGCAGCCTGTACTGCATCACAAACACCTATGAAGTAAGAGCGTACTACATCATAGTCGCCGGCATTGATGACTAAATTGAACCCGTAAAATTCATCAAAAATTCTAACTGTTCTATCTAAACTTGTTCTCGAATCTACAATTCTTGCCATATATAAATCTCCGTAGAGTATTTATATATTATTGACCACCAGGTGGACTTCCGGCCCCTGTGTTATTGATTGGTGCAGGCGATGATAAACCTGATGTAGGTACTCCTGCAGAATTATTAGGGCTTGTACCATATGCAGGGAAATAATATGCTGATCGTGCATTTGTTTGTGATGCTACTGCACTAGACACTGCATTGTTTACTTCTGTTTTGGCAATTTGCTTTAGCCCGCCTGCTTGTTTAACTGTTTGAGACATTCTTCCTGCATTGGCAATTGCCGATAAGAAGTTACCGTCGGCTAAATCCTGAAGAACACCACTAGTGGTCTCAACAAGACCACCTTGTCCTAGAATAGTAGCATTTGAACCCGGTCTTGCGATAGGACTTAATGTCCTATCATAATTTGCTTCCATACCAAAGCCTGGGACTTTTTCTGGGTTTGCACCGCTAATTGCACCTTCAGCATAACTTACTGTTTCATAATCGATAGTCATTTGATTTTCCATAGTACCACTACCTTCAGCGTATGAATATGTATCATGCTGATAATTAGTAATAATTGGATTGACTAATGTATATTGAACAAAATTGTGTTGGTTAAAACCAAATATTTGAATGTTTTTGAAGAAAGGTATTTTGGATATACCCAAACTTGCCTGACTTGTAGTACCGTTTTGTGTGGTAGATTCTCCAATATAGCCCCAGTCATCATTACCTGTTATACTAGGTGCATATAAATTTCTGGAGTTATAAAATGCACTGCCCGCTGCGCCACTACTAGTAGCAGGCGAATTAATTCCTGGCTTCAATGCATCTTTGTAATAATAGGTATAGTAGTTATACCACATGTCATTTATAATATTACCGTTATCATCATGAAATGTAATAGTAATAGGATCGTATTTTATTTTTGTTTGTACAATTCGTTTACGATTGTACTGATTGAGTGTGTGTGTTTCGAAAGTATACTTAGGTAATTGTACAGTCTTTACATCTAAGCCAAAATTGGCACCCTGCCCTACATTTTTAGCGTAGACGGCAGGGTTAATTTCAAAGTATACATGAAATAAAAACTTTAGTTTAGGTGCATACTGATATGCATTTGTTCTAAAGGTTTTTGCGGCGTGGGTATAATCTCGTACATAGTCGTTGCCGAAGAAAACTCCGGCAGCGTCCTTTAATAGATTCTGAAAAAACCCAGCCATTTAATTATGATTAACCTTGACCTGGACCAATACCAGTTACAGTAGAACCACCTAATACACGACCAATATTAGTACCGACACCAGCAGTCAACGGTGACTGAACTGCATTATCGAAACGAATAGTCAATGCTATCGTAGCAGGTTCGTTTGCACTATATGCCAAGTTGTTGTAGTTAGCCTGTTGCAAGAAACAACCATATACTTCCCATGTTTCTAACACTTGTGGAGCAGCAGTACCGTTACCACCGTCTAGAACTTCAATGTTTGTTTGGAACTTATAGTCTTGACCTGTTGCAGCACTTGCTTGTTCTACAAAGTCTAATTGCTTCTGTAGTTGTTGACCAACTAATTTAGAAACAGAACCTTGTGCATCGTCACGCAAGTTAACTGTCAATGCTTGCCATTCATGACGGCCAGCAAGATATAATGTTGAGTTATAAACTGGGATATTGATTTCTTGGAAAGAAACTTGAGGTCTTGTAACATCAATAACTTGTTTAGTTAGTTCAACTGTAGGACCTGTTCCAAAGTTCAAAAAGTTAACTCTGAAACGGTACTGTAATTTAGGCATCAACAGACCTTGGTTGCCACCAGCATTGTCTGATGCAACGGTCATGTTGAATAATGATTGAGAGGCTGTTGCCATTTTTATTTCTCCTGTATACTATTTATCGTAATGGTGAGTAGCCCGAAAGCTACTCACTTTTCATATTAACCTAGTGATGCAATCTCACCTGTGTTGAGAATTCTCACTGGGATATAGATGAATTCAACTGCCTTAACTGGTTCAATTGCAACATCTATCCACAACTCGTTTCTATCGATTCTAGCTGGTGTATTGTTACTCTCGTCACAAACTACCAAATAGTCATAGATACCGCGTTTCGCTACCAAGTCAACCATCAATGTTTGAACAACACCTGCGATCTGTTGACGAGTCAACTGGTCGTTAGGTTCGAACACGAATGGACGAGCAGCAAGTGTTAATTGTCTACGGACATAGTTAACTAGACGAGCAACGTTAGTTCTATCTAACGCACTTGAACTGTTGTAACTATTCTTGTTACCGTAATTCAACAAGCCAACACCTGTGAAGAATACCAATGGGTTGATTTGGTTGATGTACAGTACATCACGGATACCAATGCGAGTCTTGATTGCTTGGAATTCGCCTGTTGTGCGATCCAAATAACCAATATTCAATGCATTGTCGATATTACCGCGGCGTGTACCAGCTGCCGCTAACCAAGGATAAGCAACAGTGTCATTACGCAAGAATGTGCGTAGCATCATGTGTGATGCAGGAACAACAACTCCGTTACCTGACAAGTCATTAGCGATACCACTTGGATAGAATATACCTAAGTATGTATTGCGTGTTACAAGACCTTCTTCACCGGTGCTTGTTGCGCCAGCAGCATTGGTTGCCCATGCTTGAATGTCAGTAGCACTATCAGCTAGACCTAATGGAGTATCACCGATAATGTATGCTGTCTCACCACGATCTGCATTCAACACAACCATGTTAGGCTGTAGTTCTGGATAGTTAGGTGTAGCCATCAAGTTGAAGTAGTTATCTTCATCACGGATATCAGTATTTGTATCAATAGCTGAACGCAATGATTGAACTACCATAGCACGTTGTGCTTTACGACCCATATATGGTGCACCGTCTGACTGGTTTCCACTTACTGTTACCCATGTATCAGTATATGTAGGTAGTGTCTCACCTGGGAAATTGCTGTTGCTGAAGTAATTTGTTCTAAATTGTTTTACATTGTATCCAGAACGGCGTGTGTTGAACAATAAAGTACCAGATGGATATAGACTTGGGCTAGGTGCATCTAAGTCTAAGTTATTACTTGTCAACAAGCTAACTATAGTTGGTAACGGATCACTTACTGGATCAACAGTGTCTTGATCACTAGACCAACGAGCGTCAGCAAACACAATACCAGTAGAACTTGTCTGATCTGTATTGTTGATTAGTACCCATTGATCTACACCACTTACTGCTTGCCAGCGATTGATTACCGGATAGTTTTCTAGATCACTAGTGTCAATCCATAAATCACCATAGACTAAGGCGGTGCCATCTGATTGTACAGTAGGAGCTGTTGCTGATACTATAGGACCACTTGGATCAGTTGTGTTACTACCTGATGTAGGGAAACCGTTAGTATCGTAGTTTTTGTTTCTGTAACCATACCATGCTCCATTATAGTTAACCATGATATCTACTTGGTCAACAACTGAATAGAACCAGTTGGTATTGTTTGCAGGAGCTTCTGCGATTGCACCTTCGTTTGCAGTATAGGTAAACTCTACCCAATTACTTAGAATATATGAATCAGTGATGTTAGCTGTACCAGATGAATATGTAACACCTGTGACTGCACCAGTAGAAACACTAGTAATGATTAATTCTAAATCATCAGTACCATCTTCACCACCAAGCTGTGACCCCAAGAAAGAAACAGTGTCACCTACTACATATCCTGAACCACCCGATG